CTACTCGCCACCCTCGTCGGACAGGGTTGGGAAAGAGTTGGGAGCGGCTGAGCCGGATTCGTTCCGCGCGATGCGCTCGGCGAGCGCCCGAACGATGGTGTCTCGGTCGACATATTTCGCCAAAATCCGCTCCACGCGCTTTTCATCCCAGGCCAGGATGTCGGCGATTTCGGGCGCGGTCAGGCCAGCCTTGCGCAGGCGGGTGGCGAACGTGCCCCGGGCGTCGTGAAGGTGCTTGCCGACGCCGGCCTTGGTCTTGGTGTCGATGACCTGGTGCTCGAGGCCGGAGACCGACCAGGGCTGGCCTCGGGTGTTCGACAGGACCGTCAAGCAGACCGGCGGCGGCGGCCGCTTCTTCTTGGTCGCGACGGCGACCAGCTCGGCATGGCGCGCGGTCTGCTGGGCCTTGATCTCCGAGAGGAGGATCTTGGCGTCGGGCAACAGAGGGATCGTGACGGAGCGTCGCCCTTGGCTTTTGCCGGTGGCGACGACGATCGCGAGATCTCCGACGTGCTTCCAGGTCAGTTTGGCCAGGTCCTCGCGGCGCAGCCCGGTCACGCAAGCCAGCGCGACGATGTAGCCGACCTCTGGCGACGGCGCGGCCGCGCGATAGGCGGCGACCTCCTCGGCCGTCCAGATCTGATCAGCGCGGTCGGACTTGTAGAGCTGCTCGACGCCGGCGGCGATGTTGATGGCCAGGCGGCCGCGATCGACAGCCCAGCCCAGGACGCGCGACAGGACCTGCATGCCGTAGTCCGCGGTTCTGGGGCGGTCGGCGTATTGATCGCGCCAGTCCAGGACGTCTTCACGGGTTCGGCGATCGTCCAGCAGCTTAAGCGTCAGGCCGCCGATGTCATTGGTGGCCTCGTCGGCGCTGATCCGGTCCAGCCAGCGTCGCCACTCGGCTTGGGTGCTGGTCGCCAGCTTCTGGAATTCGGGGGCGGCCTTGTAGGCGGTGACCAGGCCGGCCAGGGTGTCGTTGCGCGGGGCGCGGCGTTGATCGACGGCGCGGTTGTAGCTGGCGATGAACTCGGGCGACCCGGGCTGGCCTTCCAGCTTAGGTCCGCCCTTCCAGGCATACCAGTGAACGCGGACAGAGCCGTCCTTCAGGACCTTGCGGACCCTATTTAGCCCCTTCAGCCGCACGACGGGCATTCTTCCGCTCTCTCCACTCCGCAAGTTCGTCACGCTCTGCCTTTGGGGTGGTGCTGGTCAAGGGGGCGGGAGTGATCTCGATCTCGCCGCCTGGTCGGATCACGATGCTCGCCGCGCCCAGGCCGTTCTTGGCGAGGGCCTTGAGTGCGCGGTCAATGTCCGCTTGGCGGGTGGCGGGGGCCCTACTCACTTTCGCCCCCGCTCGGAGGCTTTGGCGGCGCGAACATGAAATGGGTCGGCTGCTTGGTGAGAACGTTCGTAACTGTCGGGTACCCGTGCTCGCGCACCCAGGACCTGTGTCGCTCGCTCCAACCGTAACCGATGAGCCGTTCCCCATCCCGCCAAAGATCGACCTCGGTTCCGTCTCGAGGGGCCATCGCGATCGGGATCCACGCGCGCTCGATGTTATCCAGAAGACCCAGGATGGTCTCCGGGTTCGCCAGGGCGATGAACAGAGCGTTGGCCGTGTGCTCTTCGTGCCTGTTGCCGTCTATCACGACGGCTCCACGGACTTCGGCGACGACCGTATCGTCGGTCTCTATCGAGGCGCCGACCAGCGCTGGGAAGCCCTGATAGTTCGAGAATTCCCGCACGATCCAACGCCCCTTGGTCGCATGTTCGGCGGCTGTGCGGAGGGCTCGATAGTGGTTCACGTCTCAGCCCTCCCCGCGCTGCAGGGCCCGGCGCAGGATCGCCGCTGCCCCCATAACGAACATCACCACCAGCGTCACTGGCCCAGCTGCTACGAGGATAAGATCACGCCGATCAATGAGCTGTGGGCCGTCGGCGCGAGGGTAGGAAGCCAAAACCCACACGAACGCAGAGCATGCAGCCCAAGCGATGGCGGCCATGTAAAACCGCGCCATCAATCAGCCCTCCCCGCGCTTCATCGGCGCCGCCCAGGCCGCGCCGGCGCAGATCAGGACGGCGGCGCCCCAGCTGCAGGTCAGCAGGATCCGGATCGGATCGCCGCCCCGCGTGGCCGCGTCGATCAGGTCGGCCAGGAGCATCAGACCCGCGAAGAAGCCGGCCAGGAGGGCCGAGGAGCGCAACAGATAGCCGTGCGCGTTCAGCGCCGGCGGCTGGGGCTGCGGGGGCCGATAGTCCGGCCAGGCCCCGAGGTCGCCGCAGCGCCAGTCGTCGAGGAATCGGCTCCGCTCGGCAGTGTCGTCGATTTTGTCCATGGCGAAGTTGAGCGCATCCAGGGCGGTGCCCAGCCGGCGCTGGTTGGCGCGGATATGCGCTTTGGCCTGCTGGGTCGTTCGGATCGCTTCGGCAAGGCGAGCGGCGGGGATGATGCGCGGTAACGGCCTAGCCCCGATGGGGGGCGACTTGGTCGGCGGCATGGGCTGTCCTTTCAGGCGACTTGGGCGGGGTGAAGCGGGAGGCGGATTGGCAGTTCGACGCCGGGGATCTGGATGAAGCCCTCGTCGGGGAAGTCCTCCTCCGAGGCCCGACGGATGAAGGTCGCCGGGATCAGGACCATGTCGCCGCGCTGGACCTGGTCGAGCGGCCGGAGCATCGAGATCCAGGTCCCGTAGTCGGTGTACTGCTGAGCCAGCTGCAGGGCCTCGCGGGCGGCTTGCTCGTACCGGCTCGCCTGCACCAGGTTCGGTCGGATCTGGTCGGTGCCGGCCTTGAACACCTCGGCCTGGGCGATGTGCTGGCGGGCGATCGCGGCGTAGCGCGTGGCCTTGTCCTTCAGGTACGCCAGCAGTTCGTGCGGCGTCGCATTAAGCGGCGGCATGGTCTTCCCCCTTCGTGGTGTGGGTGTTGGCCCGCGCGAACGCGGCGATCTCGGTCAGGGCCAGGGCGGCCGGTTTGCCGTAGTCCTTGCCGTGACGGATGGGTTGAGCCCGGAAGACGATGCGGGGCCCGTCGCTCTCGGCGCGTTCGAGCAGCCGGTGCGCGGTCGCCCCGCCGGGGTATTTCTCGACGACGTCGCCCCGGTTCAGCACCAGCAACGGCCCGTTCTTCTTGGCGTAGCTGAGGTCGGTCAGCGCGCCGGCCAGATCGCGATAAAGGTGCTCGGCGTCCGGAAGCGCGTGGAGTTCATCATAGTTCTTGACCATGAAGTCCTGGACGGCTCGGCCGGCGCGATAGAGCTTGGAGGCAGGATCCTGGCCCTCGGGACGGTTCGGTCCCTCGACGGCGGCGTGCAGGATCTTGGTGGCCTCGAACCCGTCGCCGGCGCGCTGAAGCAGCCCCATAAGCGAGACCATGGCGTCGACGACATCCAGGCGAAGAACCTGGTTGATCGCGAGCGAAGCCAGCTCCGAAAGCGACAGATCAGGATCATTCCAGCGAGCCGCTGTGCCGAGGCTCTGCGAAAGGTTCTCGCGCAAGAGGTCGATGAGCGTCGTAAGCGCTTCATCGTCATCTTCCTCGTCGCGATCCTCCCGCGAGGAGGCGGCGGTGTGTGCGGCGGCTAGCTCCGAGCGAACCTCCGCCATGCGCGGCGTGACTGCCCGTTGCGCATCGGCGTCGGCGCGGGCGATAGCTTCCTGAGCACGCTCGCGCGCGGTTTCGACTATGGCCGTCCTCTCTGGGCTGTCCGCATCGGGAAGCCGGTCGGCCGGAGGCCAGCGAAGGAAGGCATTGTGATAGAGCGAGGGCGAGAGCGCGCCGTCGAACATCAGAGGAGGTAGTCCCGCTAACTCCCTCGCATGGACAATGCTTCTGGCGTTCCTCTGAACCAAGGCCTGCAGCGCGCGGTCGGTGAAGGTCAGATAGGTGTTGACCAAGTGCGAGCCGTCGCTCCTCGGCTCCGTCACGATGGCGCCCACGCCAAAGCGGCGCAGCTGACGGTCGAGATCGTTTGGATAGTGAGCGGTCAAAATCACCGCCCGGGACATGTCAGGGTGCGTGCCCTCATCGCTCTGGAAGCGCGTGACGGCCTCTGCAAGCACCAGGAGCAGATCGGGGCTCATGAGGTCGAACGACGTCTGCCCGAGGCGGGAGGGCTTTTCCGGCGTGTCTTCGGTCGCGTCGGGCGGGTTCAGCCATTCGCTGTGGTAGAGGCCGGTTCGCTTGCAGCGATCGGCGGCAGCCTGAGATACGGCTTGGCGAACCTGATAGAGGATGTCCGCACGGTTTGCCCCGGAGGTGAGCAGGCCGCGATCCTCCAGCCACTTCATCGTCACAGGGTGAACGTGAGCGGTGTGCGGCTTGCCGCCACCGGAGGCGCTTCCGCAGCCATATTCGCTAACCAGATCCTGGGGCATCGATGCGCCCAGGTGGTTCTTCCAGACTAGCGTAGCGGCTTCGTGCAAGCCGTCGGGGGCTGGCCTCCAATGGCAGGCGTCGGCGAGTTCGACGAGCGCCAAGAGGTTGCGGGGGCTGATCTTGCAAAGGGCGTGCAGAAGCTTCCGTCGAACCCATTCCTCATGGTCGACGTCGCGGCTCCAAGGACCCGGGTCCTCGATGTCGGTTTGCGTCGGTTCGGCCGGCTCGGGATCCGCCGCCGGCGGTGCCGAGACGCTGACGCTGTCGCGGAGCTGTTCCCAGGTCCACAGACCGCTTTCGTGCAGAGCGATGTTGGCCTGGGTCGCCTCCGTGGCGACCTTGATCTTGACCTGGACGTCGCGAACGCCCTTCTCCTTGCCCTCCTTGGCTCGGCCGGTGGCGAACGCGATCGCGCGCGCCGAGAGCTGCGTCTCGGTCTGATAGGCCTTAAGCGCCTGGGCTTCCTCCCATGGCGTCAGGTCCTCGCGCTGGCCGTTCTCGATCAAGCCGACCAGCAGCGCTTCCGCGAGCGTACCTTCGCGCTCAATGTACGGCAGGCCGTGCGCCAGGGCCTCTGGTAGGCGATCTTCGCCCGCGAGCAACCTGCAGGCCAGGGTTCGGCGGGTCCCGGCATGCAGCATGCGAACGCCGTTCGCATCGGCCGGATAGAGGACGATCGGCTGCAGCAAACCCTTGGCCGTGACGATCGTCTCGGCGAACAGCTCCAGCGGCTCGGCGGCGACCGTCTTGCGCGGGTTCGCCGGGTTCTCGACTATCTTGTCCAGCGGCCAGGTCGGCAGGCCGGCGACCTCCACGCCAACGCCATTGGCGCGGTCCAGGGCCTCCAGGCCTGCAATGCCTTCAGCCGAACAGCGGTAGACAGTTACTCCGCCGTCGAGCTCGGTGTTCAGCAGTTCGGCCTTGACCCAGCTGTTCAGGCCTCGACGGGTGTTCGATGGGTCCTTGCCAAGTGCTTTGGCGACCTGGTCCGCAGTCATTGCCCGCTGGTAGGGGATCTCCCCCTCGCCACGCAGGAGGCGCAGGACATCCTCAGCCTCAAGAAGGGCCTTGGTAATCAGCGACGTCATTCGTCGTCTCCGGTTAGGATCTCGGGGGTTTCGGTCGGCTCGCCGTCGCGGGGAGCGCGGATCGCCGGCGGTAGGCGAACCGGCTTCTTCAGGACCACGTTGAATGTCACCCAGCTGACGCCCTTCACGAACGCCAGGCGTTCACCGGGAAGCTCGCCGCGTTCGCCGGCGGCCTCGTGGATGTAGGCTAGGCCGAAGGGGTCGGGCTCGCCGCCGAAGGGGTCCTTGATGTGGCGGGCGTCGCTGGCGATCAGCTGGTCGGCGGCTCGGCCGAGGCGGCGCTCGAGCTCCTGGATGACCTTGCATGTGGTCGCGCCGTAAAGGACCGAGACCGCTGCGTCGCGGCCCTCGAAGGCGCGATAGAAGATCGAGACCTCGTCGCCCTCTTCGCCAGCGAACCGGATCGACGGCGGCATGGGTTCGGCCGCCGATCCGCTGGGGATCAACGTGGCCACGACCTGCCCGCCGAGAGCCTCGAGGCGGTTGGCGGCGTCCGCCAGCGACAGGACCTCGCCCATGATCAGCCGCGCCCCATCGGGGTGAGCATGCGAACGGCGTTCGCACGGAAGCGCAGGAGCTCGGCCATGCCCAGGCGCGCGCGCAGGCTGTTGGCGATGGCGCTCGATCCCGCGAACGGCCGATCCTCGGTCAGGACCCGGGCGGTCAACTCGACCTCGCCGGCGTCGAGCGCGAACCGGCGGCCGCCGGCGAACACGCCGATGACGACGCGGGGCTCGGCGACGCGGTCGATGACGCAGAGCGCGGCCGAGCGCATGGCCGTTGGCGTGGCCTCGAGCGCGGCCAGGACGTTGGCGACGCGCTCGACCTCGCGGTCATAAGCGGGGGCGACCATCACGCTGCCGCCGCTTCGGAAGCGGTCACCATCACGTCAGCGATGTTGGCCAGTTGCGCCAGAAGATCCGGCCGGAGGCGCTGGGCGGCGATCGCCAGGCGGACGCCGGCGGTCGAGTCCGTGAGAGCGGCGCCGGCGGCGGGGACGTTGATCACCGCGTCCGGATCCGTGACAGGGTCGGGCACATCACTGAAGAAGTCGGCGATCGGCGTGTTCAGGAACCTAGCGGCCGCGTAAAGCTTGGAGGCGCTGATGCGGTTCGCGCCGCTCTCGTATTTCTGGATCTGCTGAAAGGTGAGGCCCAGCGCGTCTGCGAGCGCACCCTGGCTGATGCGCAGGAACCGGCGGCGCGCTCTCAGGCGTCGACCAACGGCGCGATCGACGGGATCGGGGGTGTGTTCGGCGGGTGCGTCAAAGGCCATGGTTCGTCTCCCTCGGGCCTCACGCCGTCCCCCAGACATTCCCTGCGACTAGGAACCTGGTCGGACCGTCCGAACGACGAGTGGGGCGTCGCGAGTACGGCGTGAGGTTGAGAGAAAACGAAACCGTTTCGTTGCCATTGTCAACGAGCAAACAAAACAAAATCGTTGGAGGAAACGAAACGGCCGCTGTTCAGCCGCGCGCGCGGCTGGTCGGATGGGACGTCGGGAGAGACAAAAGGGGTGCGTTATGAAAGTCGAGAAGGCGCGGATCGGCAGCGGCCAGGGCTACATCTGGACGGGCGCCGCGGTGTTCGCGCTGGCCGGCTTTCTGGCCATGGCCGCCTCTGGCGGCGCAGCCGAAGCCCTTCCCCTGGCGATCGCACTGGCGACCCTGGGCGCTGGCCTGGTGGCGCTGGGCTTCTGGAAGGGACTGTTCAACAAGATCGAGTTGCGCCTGATCGACATTCAGGTCGCATTGACCTCGCCGGGCTCCGCTGAAGCGCCGGCGACGAAGCCTGCAGGAGGCGAGCCGTCCTCGGATTATCTGGGCTAGTAGCGGCGCAGCGAGCCGACGACTAGGCCACGGATCCGGACCTCAGCGTCCTCGCCCTCCTCGAGACCTTCGGTCAGGGAAATCGGCGTGCGATAGAGCTCATTGGTCGAGCGCGGCCACAAGATCACGCCATCGGCGGTCACCTCGACTTGCTTGACCGTGAGCTCTCGCATCCGGCCGGCAAAGCGCAGGCGCTCGACCTCGACGATGTCGCCAGTGCGGGGCGTATAGCCGATGTCGATCGCCGAGACGCAATGGACCAGGTCCCCGTCAACGATGCCCAGCAGGTTCACCGAGTCGCCGACCACTTGTGAAAGCCATTGTTCGGCGGCGGGGTAACGGGCGTCGCGCACGGCCGGATAGGGCCGAGGCTCAACTTGGGACAGATCGTCGGCGACGAGGAACGCGCCCGCCTGCACGCGATCGCGGATGACGAGCTCGCCGACCTGATGGCGGGGGCGAAACTCCCGGATCTCGGCGGTGTGGCGCGGACGCTCCGACTGCCCCTCTAGCGCGCGGCGGGCCTCGACGAGGTCGTCGAGCGTCAAGCCCAGGGCGGCCGTCAGCTTGCGCTGTGTCTCAGGCCGGAAGATCCCGCGCCGCTTGCCGCCCTCATAGAGGCCCCAGCCCTGCGCGCTGATACCGGCTTCGCCGAAGGCGTCGGCCGCTTGAGCTTGGCTCCAACCCTTGGAATGACGCAGCACGCTAAGCGCCCTGCCCCACAGGACGGCTTCATCATCATCGCTGCGTTCGTTTGCCATAAGGCGAAACTGAGCAGGTGATGCCCTGACAGCGAGCGACAGCATCGTTTGTTTATATGAAACGCTTTCGTTGACAAATGCAACGAAGCAGTTTCGCTTGCACGGTCGATGCAACCTGGGACATCGACCGTGTCAGCCCCCTCCAAGCCGCGCGCCAAGACGCCGTTTCGGCGCTGGATGTTCGAAAACGACGTCACCCTGCGCCAGGCGGGCGATGCGTTGGGCTGCTCTCACGAGCACGTTCGGCGGATCTGCCTGCACCCGGACGACGCCGGCCGGAGCTACCCAGACGATGACCTGATCGCGCGGATCGAGGCTTTTACCCAGGGCGCCGTCACGCGGAAGGACTTTCCCCTTCCCGAGGCCCTGCAGGCGGGCGCGGTTCAATGAACGCGATCGCGCTCTCAACCTCCGACAGCGCCCGGTCGATCGTGTCGACGGCCGTCTCGGCGAAGGTCCTGGCCCGTTCAAGCCGCCCGCGCAACTCACTCCGCTGGCTCGGCGGCAAGGCGTATCGCTGCGCGGCGCAAGTCGCGCACTGGTCCAGGCGCTTTTCGCCTTCATGCATGAGCATTGTCTCGAGCGCGGTCAGCACGCGGCGGATCGCAAGCTTCTCGGAACTCAACATCAAATTAACGCCCCACTTGTTTACTCGTGTGGCGAGTATTCAAGCCGCGCCAAAATGTCGCACGCAACCAGAAATCATCCTTCCAAGTTGCGACAATGCGACTCAGTTGACCCTAGGTTGCGCTTCGAGTCATAAACCGGAATTCGCTTTATTGGCGAATTCTTCGCCCGAAGGGCGCGTGCGATGAGCCGTCGCCGCCCGCCCGAGCCGTCTTCAGAAGACATCCGCAAGTGGAAAACCCTAATCGGGGTCGCGCAGAGGCAAGCCCTCGCGCCGCTATCCTACGCGGGCGATCTGGGCAAGCGCGCCAAGTCGGCGGCTAAGGCCGTGATGCCGCCCGCCCACCAGGTGCGCGGGAGCGTCTTCGCGCGCCTGGTCGAGCTTGGGAAGGTCTGGGCAGGCCTCGATCGCGACCAGCGCGTCCGACGGGCCGATGAACTGGCCGGACTGGCTGATGCCGTCGAGCAGGCCCTGAGCGAAGGCCACGGCGGTCGCTCTCGAGCGGACCTGGATGGCTGAGATGCGCAAGCGCCCCTTCGCCGTCGAGCAGGCTCGCCGCCAGGCCCAGATGACCCCGCATGTGCGTTGGCGTCGCTTGGCCCTGCAGGCGCTGCAGCTGGGCGGCTGCGCCCTGGGCGAGATCCACGGCCCTCGGCCCGACGCCACGGGCGCCGCCCGCTGGAGCGCGATCGCTTTCGCCGCCGAGCTCGCCCAGGCGGGCGCACCGCCGCCGTTGCTGAACCATGAGGACGGGCGCCGGGCCTTGGCTTTGCTGGTGGTGGCCGGGAAGGCCTTCGCCGAAGCCGGCCCGCGCCGCCGGCGGATCTTCGCCCCCGCGCTGATCGCGGCGGGCCAGCTGGTCGAGGACCTGTTCACGGAGGCAATGGCATGAAGGGACTGACCGCGAAGGACCGCGAGGTCTTGGGCCTTTACGCCGCGCGCATGTCGACGGCGTCGATCGCGGCCATGTGCGGCGGCACCGAGGCCGCGATTTACAACCGTTTGACCCGCCTGCAGGTCACTAGCGTCAGCCAGGCGCTGGAGCAGCTGCGCGTCGACGACGAGGCCAGGAAGGCCCCGCGCGCGCCGGCCGACCCGAAGCCGCGACCGCCATGTCGGCTCGATGGTCTTGCCGAAATTGGCTCGCCCGCATTCGGCAAGTTGCTAGCTGACCTCACCCGTGGCGCTGAACTAGCGGCCGCATGGTCGGCGATCGATCCTGCTTTCCCATCCGCCGCCACCGCGCCGCCCTCTCCGGCGCCGGCGGCGTCGCCCACCGCCGCCAGACCGCCCGCGTACAGTAGGGGCGGTCTGCGCTTGAACCCGGTCTCCGACCGGGTCGCGCGGTGGGCGGGCCACTTCCTGCGCGCCCGCTGGCCGCTGCATGAAGTGGCCGACCTTTTCGATGTCGCCGAGGACGACCTGGCCCAGGCCCGCGTGGGGCTAGCATGAGCCGTCAGCCATCCCGCGCGGTCATGGAGGCCCGAGCGCCGGCGGCTGTCGAGACCGACGACGCCCAGGAGGCGCTTTACCGCGCCCTGGACTTTTTCCCGACCCCGCCTTGGGCCGGCCGCGCCGGCGGCGAGGTCCTGCTGCTGGCCGACCCTTCAGCCGTGACGATCGACGAGCCGGCATGCGGCCAGGGCCACATGGCCGCGCCGCTGGGCGAGGCGTTCAGCGTCAGGGCCAGCGACATCCACCCGCACGGCTTCGGCGCCATCGAGGACTTCCTCGATCCCTCGGCGCGGACTTCGGCTGATCGGCCTGACTGGGTATTCACCAATCCGCCGTTCAAGCACCTGGGCGCGTTCGTCGATCGCGGGCTCGAGGTCGCGCGCAACGGCGTTGGCCTGCTGTTGCGCACAACCGCTCTCGAAAGCGAGGGCCGGTACGATCTCATGAGCCGCCTGTCCCTGCAGGCGACCTTCTCCGAGCGTGTTTCGATGCGCCTGGGCTACTGGGACCCCACTGGCAGCTTCGCGACCGCCTATTCCTGGTTCCTGTGGATGCACCCGGCGGCCGAGGCCGTCTCGCCTCTCGCCGAGGCGATCGCGGCGACGCGGCGGTTCAAGGCCTGGCCCAGCCTGCTAATCCCGCCCGGGACCAAGGCCCGCCTGACGCGGCCCGACGATGTGCGCCGCTTCGCGCCGGCGGCCCCCGCGCCCCTGTTCGACGAGGCGCGCCCATGAACTACCGCGCCCTGGACGATCGCGAGCGCTACGTCGTCCACCGCATCCTGCAGAGCGAGGCGATGGGCTCCGCCTGGGCGACCCTTGCCTATCGCGAGGACCAGGCGGCCGCTCTGCGCCTGGCGCGCCTCGAGCTCGTGTTGTTCGCGGAGGCCGGCGCCGACTTTACCGTCCGGCGTGCGAACGGCGTTCGCATCGAGGACCTCGCATGAGCGAGCTCACCGACCTGATCCGCCAGGCGAACCAGATCTCGACGGTGTTCGACGTCCTGGGACCTGAGCACAAGGTGTTCCGCTCGGGTCGGCGATTCCGCGGTGCATGCCCGGTCTGTGGTGACGGCAAGAGCAGGACCTCGACGCGGTTCTGGGTGACTGACGACGGACGACGCTGGGGATGCTTCAACGGCGGCGCGTCGGCCTGCGCTCGCGGCGGCGACGCCGTCGATCTCTACGCCTTCCTGGCCGGCATGAGCCTGAAGGAAGCGGCCGAGACGATGGTTGGCCGCCCATTGCCGAAGCGCTCGCGCCCTTCGGAACCGGAGCGCCGGCGGCCTGTTCGCACGGCCGAGGATGAGGAGCTCTGGAAGCTCAAGTTCGCGGCCGAGATGTGGAAGAAGGCCCGCCCCGCCACGGGCACGCTGGTCGAGACCTATCTTCGCGCGCGGGGCATGGACGGCCCGATCCTGGAGGCCGCGCTGCGCCAGCTGCGCTTCCGGCGCAGCGCCTATCACAGCGGCCCCCGGAGCAAGCCGGTCAAGTTCCCGGCCATGGTCGGCCTGGTCCGAACGCCGGCCGGACCGACGGGTGGCGTCCATGTCACCTATCTCGCGCCCGACGGCGGCGGGAAAGCGCCGATCGAAAAGGCCAAGCGCATGTGGGGGCCGCAGGCTGGTCTGGTCGACGGTGTCTGGGTGCCTGGTTGCGTTTGGCTCTCCCATCCCGAGGCTGAAGGCGGCCTGGTCGAGGCGGAAGGGATAGAAACCGCCCTGTCGGCCGCGATCCTGCAGGGCGGGCCTCGGCGAGTAGTGGCGGCGCTGTCCTTGCGCGCGGTCCAGGGCGGGATCCTGCAGGACAAGTACAACCGCATCGATCCGGCCGTCATCCGACCGGATCCAGCCATGCCGGCGTTCACTTGGCCTGAGCCCGCCAAGCGGCCCTGGGGCGAGGTCGCGATTGCGATCGACCGCGACATGAAGCCGGTCAAGGTCCGCGTCCGCAAGGCCGGCGGCGGTACCATGGAGCGGATCCTCGGCGCTGAGGACCGCGCGCGGATCTGCGCCGGCCTGGCCGTCGCCGCATGGAAGGCGACCACGGCTGCCCGGGTTCGCGCGATCGGCGCGCCGGCCGGGATGGATTTCAACGACGAGCTGCGCGCCCGCCGGGCCGCTGGGGAGGGGCTGCAGTGAGCGGCGAAGAGTACGATTTTGACGACGCGCCGACGGCCGACGAGCTCGCCAGGTTCGACCTCAACGACTACGGCAACAGCCGGCGATTCATCCGCCTGATCGGCGGCGTGATCGACGACGACGGCGACGTGATCACCACGCGCTGTACCCTGCTCTATCAGCTGGGCCAGGGCTGGGTCGGCTACAATGGCCAGTTCTGGGACCGCAAGCTCGGCGATCAGCTGGCCCGCAAGATGGGCCACAAGGTCGCCAGCAAGATGCGCGGCCTATGGACGGATCTGAAGGCGGCCCACACCGGCGCCTCCGAAAAGGAGCTGTTCAAGTACCTGGACGGCCTGGGCAACCGCTCGACGCAGTCGGCCATGCTGTCCCTGGCCGAGCCCTATCTCACCGTCGAGATCGACGCGTTCGACCGCCACCCCATGGCCTTGAATTGCCGGAACGGGACGCTCTGGTTGTCCCATGACGCGGCGGCGCCCGAAGGGGGGCAATTCAAAGCCGTGCTGCGCAAGCACGACCCCGGCGACCGCCTCACGCGGCTGATCGACCTGGACTACGATCCGGACGCCCAGGCCCCGCTGTTTCGCAAGACGGTCGAGACGTCGATCTCCGATCCGACCATGCGGGCGTTCTTCCATCGCGCGCAGGGCTACTCAGCGACGGCCGCGATCCATGAGCAGGCGATCTTCCTCTGCCAGGGCCTCGGCCGCGACGGGAAGTCGACGATCCTGGACGCGATCCGCGAGACCCTGGGCTCCTATGGCGCGGTCGGCGCAGTAGCGACCTTCCTCGACACAGGCCTGCAGGCTGGCGGCCAGGCCGCGCCCGACATCGTCAAGTTGGCGGGCGATGCTCGGATGGTCGTGCTCTCCGAGCCGCCCAGGGGCGCTAAGTGGAACGAGGGCCTGCTGAAGGCCTGGACCTCGGGCTCGCCGATCACCGCCCGCGAGCTCCGCGAGAAGCCTTTCGACTTCCGGCCGACCGGAAAGCTCTGGGTCGAGTGCAACGCCTTCCCGGTGGCGCGGGGCGACGATGACGGGATCTGGCGGCGCATGATGCCCATCCTTTTCCCGAACCAGGTCGACCCGGACGAGGTCGACCGCCTGCTGCCCAAGAAGCTCGAGGCCGAGCGCGCGGGGATCCTGAACTGGCTGATCGAAGGCGTCGCGGCCTGGCTCTCCGAAGGCCTGGCGCCGCCGGAGGGCGTCACCAAGGTCCGGGACGACTACCGCAAGCAATCCAGCCCCTTCGGCGACTGGCTCAACGAGCGCTGCGTCTGGGGCAAAGCCGCCGACCAGGCCAAGACCCTCTCGACGGTCCTTCACAACGACTACAAGGCCTGGGCCGAGGACCAGGGGATCGACAAGCCCATGTCCATCCGCGCGTTCGGCGACGCCCTGCAGCAGCGCCAGATCCTGTCTGCGGGCAAGGACCGCAACGGCAACAAGCAGCGCGGCCCGATCCGCCTGAAAACCCCCGAGGAACGACAAGCCGATATCGCCTTGGCTAGCGCCGGCGGCCCAGACGCGAATGACGCTCGCGGGGCGGCCCTGGACGACGCGATGGGGGCTTTCGAAAGCCCGCCGCCGTGGGAGGGCTGACCGTGGCCTGGGCGATGACGGACATTGACGGACAGACGGACATTCCGGCCCGGGGTCTCCACGGGAGACCAACCCAGCGCGCCGCGCGACGGACGGTGAAAGGTCCGGCGCGGCTTAAAGGTCCGTCCGCTAAGGCTCTGTCTCAGAACAGGAAACGGACACTCAGAACAATACGGACATTCCGCCCCAGTGGAGAACGGGGCGCATGCCGTGTGCGAAGTCGCGACCCTTCTCTGTCCGTCTGTCTGTCTCTCTCTTCGAGTTCCTTCCAATGATCCAAGATCAAGAAATCCAGAACCCTGAAGACGAAGCCGCCCAGCTGCTGCGCTCGATCGAGACGCTCGGCGACCAGGCCGCCGATCAGATGGTCCGCCTTCGCGAGGCCATGCGCCTTTCGATCTCCGGCCAGCCGGGCGCGGCGCTGGAGGCGGCTCGCCGTGTGGCCGTTGTTCGCGCCGAACTGGACGCCATGCACCAGAGGGCGCGGGACGCTGGCCTGCGCCGGCAGGACATCGTCGTCCCCTTCGACGACCGCGCCATCCAGGCCCTGGGTCGGGACGGCGTGGCCTACCTTGCTCGCAAGGGTTCGCTGACCTCGACCGACGTGAGCACGGCCATGACCTATCGCTTCCTCTATGAGAACGCAGGCAAGGGCGCGGGCCTCGGCTCCCAGCTGGAGGACAAGCCCAAGGCGATCCGCTCGACGTCCCACGGCGCGGTCGCCGCCGGCCTCTTCCGCGCCTACATCGGCGTTCACTTGACCCGCATCGACCAGGCGGTGATGGCCTCCGACCGGACAGGCCGCCGCCTGTCCTACGTTCGCTCTGTTGCGGGCGAGGGTCAGACGATCCGCTCGCTCGGGCTCGGCGGCCGCGCCAGGGAGCAGGCCGTCGTGATCCTGCGCGAGGGCCTGGGCGTGGTGGCCTACGAGCTTCACGACGTGAAGCGCCGCTTGTTCATGAAATAGGGGCTAGCGAATCAGGGGCCAGTTCCTCCATAGATAGCTCAAGCACAGAGGTGCGACTGAAGCCCGCCCGGGTCACCGCGGCGGGCTTTCTCATGCCCAAAACCTCAATCAAATCAAGCGCCTAGCCGTCATCACCCCACCCCCTCGGGTCCTCCCCGGGGTACCCCGGGTGTATGCGGTGGGGCTGAGCGCGACCTCGCGTTAGTTATCCCGCTGAATTCATTATGAAAGTCGTGAATTCATGGCTATGATGACCAAGTCCGAATTTGCCGCCTTCATGAAGGTTGGCCCCTCGGCGGTGTCGAACTGGGCCAAGCGCGGCTTGATCGTGATGGGTCCGGATCCGGACTGCCCAGGCCGTGAGAAGGTCGACGCGGAGAAGTCCGCGATCCTGATCAACGCCACCGTCGACCGATCGCGCGGTCGCCCCAAGAATTCCGAACGCACCGCCGCCGAAGCGCCGGCGGACGAGAAAAATCCGAACAAGTCGCCGACGCTGGAAGGGGCTTCGCCCACAAAGCTGAGCCAGGTAGAGCAAGCGCGTCTGGACGAAATGCGCGAACGCACGACGCGGCGGCGCATCGAGAACGGCCAGTTGCTAGGCCAGCTGGTCCCGGTGGCGGAGTATGAGCGCCGCGCCGGCGACATGGGCCGAATGATCCGCGAGAGGACGCACGGCCTAATCCGCCAGCACGCCGAGCGCCTCGCGGCCGAAACGGACCCGCGCGCTGTGGCGGCGCTGCTGGCCGGCGAGTTCGACAAGCTTTTCGAGAAGATCGCCAGCGAGCTCGAGGCGGAGGCCGTCGCCGAGCTCTCGGCCGATATCACCCTGGCGGCGGTTGAGGCCGAAATCGAGGAGGACGAACCCCCAGCGACCTAGGAGGGCCGATGAACGCACCGACCTTCCTGATCCCATCGCCCTACGCGGCGGAGGTCCTGGGTGCGAACGCCGTTCGCATCAACCACGCTTTCGCCGCTGGCCTTCGCCCGCCACCGAGGATGACGCCGGCGGAGTGGGCGGAGAAGTATCGCGAGTTTCCGGACGATGCGCCGTTGCCCGGGCCGTGGGTCCATAGCAATGCGCCGTACCTGGTCGAAATCATGGAGGCGCTTTCGCCGCACGATCCGTGCAGCGAGATCGACATCATGAAGTGCGCCCAGTCGGGCGGATCGGCCTCGGGCGAGAACTGGATCGGCTACATCAGCGACATTGCCCCGGGGCCGCTGATGTACGTTCAGGCGACGATCACGGCGGCCAAGGATTGGCTGGCCGAGAAGTTCTGGCCGATGGTGGAGGCCACGCGCCGCCTAAACCCCGAAAAGGGCGGGACGGTGATGCCCAAGGGTGCGCGCAAGGGCGACGGCTCGACCAGCCTGCGCGTGCGCTTCCGGCGGGGCGGCTGGATGCTGATCGCCGGCGCCAACTCGGCCGCCACGCTGCGCCAGCACTCAATCCGCTATGTGATCGAGGACGACCTCGATCAGTTTCCGGACAACCTGGACAACCAGGGCTCGCCCGAGGGCATGATCACGGCCCGCCTGCGCACCTACGCGCGGCAGGGGATCTCCAAGCGCCTCGGGATCTCGACGCCGACGATCAAGGGCGGATCCAAGATCGGCAGGCGCTATCGCGCGAGCGATCAGCGCCGGTTCTATCTGAAGTGCCGCCACTGCGGATCGCGCTTTGACCCGGTGTTCTCCGATCTCCGCTGGCCGGATACGCGCCCCGACCTGGTCGAGCTCGTTGCGCCTTGCTGCGGGGTTCCTGTCGCGCACTGGGAAAAGGAGCTTATGAGCCTGGCTGACGGCTGGGTTCCGACGGTCGAGATCAATGGCGAGAAGCCGCCGCGCGTCCTGGCTGAGCAGGAAATCGCCTATTGGAAGGCGCGCGATCTGCAGGGCCGCCGCCGGGGCTACCACATCACCGGCCTGATCAGCGCGTTCATGACCTGGGCGCAGCTGGCGGTCGGCTTCGTGGACGCGCAGGGCGACGTCAACAAGCTCAAGACCTGGACCAACCTCGACATGGGGGACGAGTTCGAGGTCAAGGGCGATGCGCCGCCGGCGGAGGAGCTCGCCATCCTGCGCGAACAGGATTGGGGCCGCGACCAGGTTCCCTGGGGGCCTTCGATCTTCACGCTTGGCGTCGATGTCCAGGGCGACGGCCTCTACTTCGAGGGCGTCGGCTGGGCCTATGGATTGGAAAGCTGGGGCTTGGACTTCGGCTTCATCCCCGGCGCGACTGACGTGCCCGGCGAGGGCGCCTGGGCGATCCTGGAAAAGGTCGCGCAGCGCACCTTCGTCATGCCGGGGGGCAAGGCCTACGGCTACGACCAGATCTGCGTCGACGCTGGTTACAACACCGAAGCGGCCAAGGCGTTCTGCAAGCGAAGCCCAAAGCGCCTTGCCGTCTTCGGCAGGCCCGGATGGTCCATGCCGATCCTCGGCCGTGGCCAGGCAATCGCCTATCAGGTCGGCGTGAACAACCGGCGGAAGGCCAAGAAGAAGGCGGGGGACGACGCGCACCTGGTCGGCACCTTCGGTGCCAAGCTGTGGTTCTACGGCGTCCTGCGTATGTCGATCGCGCACGCCAAGGCGGATGGCGAGGGCCCGTCGCCCATGGGCCTGGTCCACTTCGGCCGAGACGCAACGACCGAGTACTTCGAGATGCTGACGGCCGAAAGCGTTGTCACCGAAAAGGTTGGCGGCGAGACCCGGCGCGTCTGGAAGCCCGACCCGGGCCGGCAGAACCACTGGCTCGACTGCCGGATCTACAACCGTGCGGCCGCCGAGGCCCTGGCCCTCGGGAGCCTTTCCGAGGCCGACTGGCTGGCCGGCCAGGCCCTGCGCTATGCGCCCGCTGACCCTAACCAGGGCGACCTGGTTAGCATGATGAACCGACCGCTTTCGGGGTCGTCACCCGTCGTTTCCCCGACGGCCCCGGAACCCTCCGCCGCCCCTGAAGCCCGTGGGGCGGCGGAGGTCCCTCGAACGGATCCCGACGGGGTCTACATCGACAGCTCTGACTGGAGGCTTTGATGCCCGCACCCGACTACGCCGCCGAAATCGCCGCGCTTAGGTCGGGCCTGGCCAACAGCGAACTGACGATCGAGACCAATGGCGAGCGCGTCACCTACACGACGTTCACCGAGATCCGCCGGCGCATCGACTATTTCGAGAACCTGGCCGCCCAAGCCTCGGCGTCGTCGCGCGGCGCGGGCTTCGGGTTCTCGGCCGTCGCCTATTCGGGGGACTGACATGGACCTGGGCGACCTGCTCGACCGCGCGATCGAACCCTTCGCGCCAGCCCTGGCCCGGCGCCGTCATGCCCAGCGCTCCGCTTTGAAGCTGCAGCGCCAGTTCGACGTCGCCGCCAACGGTCGCCGCCAGGAGAACTGGCGGCGCACCAGCGGCAGCCAGGACCGCGAGATCCAGCAGGGCCTGCGCGGCGCCCGCAATGCCGCGCGCGAGCTCGTGAGGAACAACAAGTACGCCTCTTCCGCGCTGCGCCACATGGTCGTGGCGACGATCGGCGACGGTATCGAGGCTCGCGCCGTTCATCCGGACGAGGCCGTCGCGCGAAAGGCTCAGGAAGCCTGGGAAGCTTGGGCGCACGGCCCCGTCGATGGGCGAAACGACTTCTACGCCGTCCAAAAGCTGGTCTTCCGGGGCATGGTTGAGTGCGGCGACATGCTGATCGTCTGGCAACCCGACGCCAAGGGGCCGGATGGCCGCGTGCGCGTCCTCGAGGGCGACCTGCTGGACGAGACCAAGAACGAGGACCGCGCCGACGGCACCCGGATCGTTCAGGGTGTGGAATTCGATAAGGACGGCAATCGCGTCGCTTACTGGATTCTGCCCCGTCATCCTGGCGACATTGGCGGCGCGTGGGCGCGCTCGACCCGTTACGACGCGGCGAACGTCGACCACGTCTTCGAAGAGCTACGCGCCGGCCAAGCGCGCGGGATCTCCTGGTTCGCGCCCGTCGGCATGGATTTTCGTGACGTCGCCGACGTTGAGCAGGCTCGCCTGCTCAAAGAGAAGATCACCGCCTGCCTGGCTATCGTGTTCAATGCGCCCGAAGGCAGTGGCCCTACGACTCCGTTCACTGAAGAGGGCGCTACGGTCACTGCAAAGACTGGCGAGAAGCCGGTCGAGACCATCCGTCCCGGCCTCGTCATGCGTGGCCGGCCGGGCGAGACCGCCACTGTTGTCCAGCCGCCAGCTGGAGGCGAGACGACTCAGTTCATCAAGCAACAGGTCGCGGCGATGACCGCTCAGTTTGCGCCCTACTACCGGGTCACCGGCGACGTGAGCGAGGCGAACTATACCAGCCAGCGCGCCGCGCAGATCGGCGAGTATGGCCTCCTCGACGATCGTCAGCAGAACATGATGATCCCTCTAGCCTGCAATCCGGCTTTCAAGCGGCGCATGCGCCGCCTGGCGGCCGAGACCGGTGACAAGCGCTTTCTCGAGGTCAAGGTTCAGTGGGCCGTCTACGTCCGCCGCCTGATCGACCCGGTAAAGGATGTCGCCGGCGAGAAGGCGGAAATTCGGGCGGGTCTTAAGACCATGCCGCAGGCTCTGTCGGAGCGTGGCCGCAATTGGCGAGATCACGTCGCCGAACAGCGGCAATGGCAGGAAGCCACGGACGCGGCCGGCGTTGTCTTCGACACCGACGCGCGCCGCATCGACGGTAGCGGCGGCCTCCAACCGCCCGCCGGCTACATCGCGCCCACCAGCGCAAACTAGAGGACCCCATCATGACGCGTTCGGCTCTTCCCGCGCGAGCGGAAGACCGTCGCAGTGCGCCTCCTGATCACCACGGAACGCGCCTCGCGACCTTCAACGGCTCGAGCTACGACGCCGCCAACCGGACGGTCGAAGCCGTTCTCTCGGTCGGCGCTCGTGTGCGGCGCTGGTTCGGTTTCGAAGAACTATCCATGGACGCCCGCGCGGTCGACCTGGCGCGCGTGGCCATGGGCCAGGTGCGGCTGCTCGACAGCCACAACCAGTGGGACATCGACGCCGTGCTGGGCGTGGTCGTCACCGCTCGCGTGCAGAACGGCCAGCTGGTCGGCACTCTGAAATTCGCGGACACCGAACGCGCTCGCATCGCCGAGGGCATGGTGTCTCGCGGCGAACTGACCGGGATCTCGATCGGCTACAACATCCGCGCCTGGCGGCTGGTCGAGATCGACGCCAACGACAACGAGATCTGGCAGGCCTCCGAATGGGAGTTGCTCGAGGCCAGTCTCGTCTCCGTACCCGCCGACCCGAACGCCGGGGTTCGATCAGCGGCCGCCCCTCCCGGCTCCAACCCTTCTCAACCGAACGAGGATCCCGACATGGCAACCCGCAACCAGCCGGGCGCCCCGGCCGCCCCGGCTGCACCGGCCCCGGCCGAGCCCGCCGCCCGCGCTCAAACCCCGCCGGCTGCGCCGGCTCCCGCCGACCCGGCCGCTGTTGCTGCACCGGAAGTTCGCGCCGCCCCGGCCGCCCCGGCTGCTCCCGCTGCCTCGGCCGGCGATGCGAACGCCGTTCGCATGTCGGGCGTGGACGCCATCGACTTCACCGAGACCGCTCGCTCCTTCGGCTTCGAGGGCGCCCAGGTCCGGAACTGGGTTGAGAACATGACGCCCCAAGCGGCCCGCGACGCCCTGCTGTCGGCCGCCGCTGAGCGCCAGCGCGCCGCCGCGCCGCTGGCCCCGGCGATGTCGGCTGGCCGGGTGACGGTTGACGAGCGCGACACCATGCGTTCGGCCATCACCTCGGCCCTGCTGCACCGCTTCAATCCGTCCAACGAGCTCAGCGAGCCGGGCCGCGAATTCCGGGGCATGAGCCTCCTGGAAATCTGCCGCCGCAACCTGGAGCGCAACGGCGAGCGCGTGGCCGGGCTCGGCCGCCGCGAGATCGCCGATCTCGCGCTGCGCCAGCACTCCACCAGCGACTTCCCGAATATCCTGGGCAACGTCACCGGCCGGACGCTGCGCGGCGCCTATGAAGCCTCGCCGCGCACTTTCACCCAGTGGCAGCGCCGGGCTACCGCGCCGGACTTCAAGCAGGTGACGCGCCTGCAGATGGGCGGCGCGCCGTCCCTGCTGGCCGTGCCCGAAGGCGGCGAGTTCAAGATGGGCACCATCGGCGAGGCCAAGGAGGTCTATGCCCTGGCGACCTACGGCCGCCGCTTCTCGGTGACGCGTCAGACGATCATCAACGATGATCTGGACGCCTTCACTCGGATCCCGACGCTGTTCGGCCGCGCTGCCGCCGACTTCGAGAGCGACGCGGCCTACGCCCCGCTGATCTCGAACCCGAACATGGGCGACAATATCGCGCTCTTCCACGCCAGCCACGGCAACCTCGCCGGCGCCGGCGCGGCGATCAGCGAAACGTCAGTTCAGAACGCGGAAATCGCCTTTGGCGCTCAAACTGGTATCGAGGGCCGCCCGATCAACGTCTTGCCCCGCTGGATGATCGTGGCGACCAAGGATCGTGTCCCGGCGCTAAAACTCCGCGGTTCCACGGGGTCCCAAGCGGCGAATTCGCAGCCGAACACCACCAACGTTTATCAGAACGCCTTCGACGTGATCGTCGAGGCCCGCCTGTCTCGTGCTTCGGGCGCGGTCCCGTGGTTCATGGCCGCCGACAACGCCCAGATCGACACGATCGAGTACTGCTACCTGGAAGGCGACGACGGAGTTTACCTCGAGGAGCGTAATGGCTTCGAGGTCGACGGCATCGAGTACAAGGCCCGCCTGGACTTCGCGGTGAAGGCCATCGACTACCGTGGCCTCTACATGAACCCGGGCACCTAAGCCGCCCGGCTGAGACTTCCCCCTCCCCACCTTCCGAAGGGCCGTCCTCTGTGGCGGCCCTTCGGCTTTCTGGACCTGCGCAGATCTCCAAGGCCGCGCCGCGCGGCCTTCGACGTCTTCGCCGGAATCGTCCGGCTTCCATCGAAGGACCTGCACCATGAAGACCATGCTTTCGTCCGGCGACCGCGTGAACGTCACGACGCCCGCCGGCGGCCTGACCTCGGGCCTGGGCGCCCTGATTGGCGCCATGTTTGGCGTCGCCATGAACACGACCGTCCAGGGCGATCCGAACGTCCTCGTCCGCGAGGGCGAGTTCACGCAACCGAAGGCCACCGGCGAGGCCTGGACCCAGGGTCAGCTGCTGTACTGGGACAACACGAACAAGCGCTTCACGACGACGGCGTCCGGCAACACCAAGGCCGCCGTCGCGTCGGCCGCGCAGCTGGCGGCCGCGACCACCGGCGACGTCATCCTGGTCCCGACGATCTAACCGATCGCCGGACCACTCGCCCTCTCCCTCAACTGATCCAGGAGCGCCACGATGCGCCTGTATGCTTCCCTGGCGAGCGTGAGCGCGCTCGCCCTGCTCGCCGCCGAGACCGGCTCGGGCTCCGCCGCGCCGGAAACGCCGCCGGCTCCGACGCCTGAAGAACTGCAGGCAGCCGAAGGCGCCCGCGCTAAGGCGGTCACCGACCTGGCCAAGGTCAAGGAAGAGACCGCTTCCGCGATCGCCGAGTCCGAAAAGCAGATCAAGGCGGCCGACGAAGCGAAGGCCAAGGCGGACAAGGCCAAGGCCGCCGCCGAGACCGCCAAGGCGGAGGCCTCCAAGGCCAAGTCCGACGCCGAGGCCGAAGCCAGGGCGGCCGACAACGCCAAGGCCGATGCGCAACGGGCGCGCAGCGAGCTCGCGCAGGCTCAGAGCGATCTGGAGCAGGCCAAGGTCGCTCTGGCCGAGGCCCAGGCCGCCGCCGAAGCTCCCGAAAAGGGCGTCTCGGAAGTCGAGCCGTACACCGGCCCGCGCCAGGTGATCGTCTGGGCCGAGCCCGGTCACCCGATGATGTCGATCGGTGTCCTGGTCAGCGTCCCGGCCGACGAGGCCGAGGCGCTGCGCGCCCGGGGCCGCGCTCGCTTCGCTTCGCCGGAAGAGGTCGAGGCCGGCGGCGAGGACATCCCCGAACTGCAGGGGCTGTAGGCCATGAGCTCGCCGGCGAACCGCCGGGCGCGGACCCTCGAGTCGGTTTACCGCGCCTGGGGCGAGCCGGCGGGCTGGATCTCGGTAAACGGTGACGTGATCACCGGGATCAAGGTGCGTCGGATCGCCCAGGAGGAGGACGTCGTCGACTACGGCGGCAGCAGCCGCGCCGTGGTCGAGCGGATCGTTCTGCGCGTCCGCGTCGCCGAGGTCTCGACTGCCCGCAAGGGCGACCGGATCGAGATCATGGACGACGCGGGCGAGGTGATCGACGCCTACCTGGTCGCGGATCGCCCGCTGAAAGCGCGGATGGGCCAGGAATGGCGCGTCGAGGTCGAGGTGGCCGATCATGGGAATGGGGGTTGATGGTCCGAAGTCGCGCGACGTGGCGTCGGGCCTCGAGGAGGACCTCGCGCGGATCCAGACGGCCGCTGTGCGCGAGGCTAGCCAGCTGTTCCGCGACGACCTGCGCCAGGAAACCCGCGAGGCGTTTATCGGCCGCACGGACTTTCGCAGTCGCCTGCCGATGGCCTGGCGGATGAAGGCCTATCCCCAGTCGGGTGCTAGTCTAGATCCGGCCGGCTGGATCTACGTGCGCGGCCCGCGCCCCGGCGCGCCGACGGCAGGCACACCGGCCGCCGTACTGATCGACGCCTTCGAAAAGGGCGTGACGATCAGCGCTCGCCGAGGGGGGTGGCTGGCGATCCCCACCGAGGCGGCCGGCAAGCGCGCGCCGCTACCGGGTGCGCCGGCGCGCGGACGCGGATCCCAGCAAGCGCGGATCACGCCGCAAGGCTTTGAACGTCGCAGCGGCATGACCCTGCGCTTCGTCCCCAAGGGGCCGGGTAAGGCCTATCTGGTGGTCGACAACGCGCGCCGTGACCGCCTTTGGCGAGCGCAGCCCTACAGCGCCAAGGGCCGTGGCTCGAAGCTGTACGGCCCGGCGGGTCAGACCATCGTCGTGTTCACCCTGGTGCGCCAGGTGCGCCTGCCCAAACGCCTCGATTTCACCGGCGCCGTTCAGCGGGCCGAACAGCGCTGGGAGGGCTTGCTCTCGAAGCATTGGAGATAGCCATGGCTGATCCGCGACAACTGCAGATTCTTGAGGCGATCGAGGAGTTGCTGCGGAGCGGCTTGGCGGCGGCGGAAGTTGAGTTCCGCCGCAATGATTTCTCGCTCACAGATCCTGGCGAGAGCGACAGCGTGAGCATGTATGACGGCGATCCAGGAGCGCCGATCGAGGAGCTGGTCGGCGGTTCCAAGACCTACCGCCACGAGATCCCGCTGGAGATCGCGCCGACGCAAAGCAGCGCGGATCGCCGGATCCACGACATCCACGGTCGCATCAAGATCCTGGTGAAGGCCGATCGGTCCCTGGGTGGCCTGGTCGACTACCTGGACCTGACCGAACTGGCGAACGCGCCGGTCCCGGTGAGCGAGTCGAAGACCCTCACCACTGGCCTGGCGAGCCTGATCGCCGAGTACACCCTCTAACCACGGAGAACTGACATGGGCGCTCGAGCTCGTGGTGCGAACGTTCAAGCGGCGCTCGCCTTCGCCTCGACCTACGGAGCCGTTCCGGCTTCCGGCTTCTACCAGATCGAGGGCGCCGACCTCGGCGACCTGGGCGACAAGCAAGGGCTGATCGAGGACGATCTGCTGGGCGGCGGCCGCGAGCCGAACGCGCCGACGGACGACGTCATCAGCAACGGCACGAACATGACCGTTCCGGTCGATACGCGTTGGATCGGTCTGTGGCTGAAACTGCACTTCGGCGCGCCGCAAACGACTCAGGGCTATGCGGCCGTCGGCTCGATCACCTTCGCGAACAATCCGACGGCGGACGACACAATCACGGTCGGCGGTCAGGTGTTCACGTACAAGGCCAGCGCCCCGGCGGCGAACCAGATCCTGATCGGCGCCACCCTGGCCGACACCGTTCGCAACACGGTCTGGGCGTTGAACGAAAGCGCGGTGGCCGGCGTCGCGGCGGCGTCCTACTCGACCGACCGCGACTACAATGCGGTCTCGATCGAGCACAAGACGATCGGCACCGCCGGCAACAGCTTCGCGATCGCAGCCTCGGCCGCCACGGCGTCCGGCGCGACCCTTTCGGGCGGTTCGGCGACCGGACCCTATAACCACGTTTTCACGTCGGGCGCTCTTTCGCTGCCCGACGCCGCGATCGAGATCGGCCATCCCGAGGTGCCGTCCTATCACATGAACTACGGCGTGATGGGCAATACCGGCTCGATCGCCCTGCAGCGCAGCGGCCTGCTGAACCTGGTCCAGGCGGTCATCGCCCAGGGCGAGAAGGCCGCGAGCAACACGTCCGCCGCCGGTACGCCGACGGTCTTCAACAACGGTCTGGTCGAGCGCTTCGCCCAGGCCGCCGGCGATATCCTGGACCGGGGCGTCCCGCTGGCCGAACTCGTGTCCGGCGAGGTCAGCTGGAGCAACAATCTGGACGTCGCCGAAAACATCCGTCCCGACGGGCGGATCGACGGCGCGGATCCGGGGAAGTTCAGCGCCGGGGCGCGGGTCACGGTGCGGTTCAAGGATCGCCTCTATTACGACCTGGCCCGGGCGCGAAAGGATCTCGACTTGGCCGCCCGCTGGACGCGCGCCGGCGCGAGCCTGAAGATCCGGCTTCCCGCCTTCCGCCTGCCGGCCATGGTCGCCAAGCCGCTGAACGGCCCGGGCGGCATCCAGCAGACCTATGAGGGCCAGGGCTACAAGCACCCGACCCTGGGGCGCACGATGATTATCACCCTGGTCAACGACGTCCCCAACTACAACTAGCCCCCGCGCCCCATGCGAACGCCGTTCGCATGGGGCCGCATAGGATCCCGACATGCCTGTTTTGAACGCCGCGAGCGACACGCCCGCGCTGCACGTCGTCGATTTGCCGCCCGACGCGGATGGCGACATCGGCCGTCTTCACCTTCGCCCGTGGGGCGCGGGAATTCGTCTCGCCGCCCTTCGCGCCTACTGGCAGGCCCTGGCCGCCACCAACGACGTGGCTATCGCGGACGTCGCCTATACCGTGGGGGCCATCGGCGCGGCCGTGGCGGGATGGGACGGCTTCAAGGACGCAGCCAGCCAGCCTCTGGACTTCGCGCCAGAACTCGTCGGCGCGCTGAAGGATCTGATCGCGTCCGATTACGAGATCTACAGCGCGATCCACGCCGACTACGTCGCGCCGGCCTTGGCCCGGGATGCGGAAAAAAACGCATCATCGCTTCCGCGCGCTGGTGGTTCGCCGGCGGAAGCGAAGACGGAGACAGCGAACCCCTAGTCGAGCGCTGGGGCGGCCGGAACTACTGCAGCGCTTGCGAAACACCCTGCGACGCCTGCCCGCTGCGCAACCGCGTCACGCGGCGCGAAGACGGCGAGCTGATCTATACGCCCGCGCCGCTGGGGCCGGTTGGCGAGACGGTCTGGGATGTCGTCCAGGAGTGCGGCCACCAGGTGCGCGTCGCACCCATGGGCGGCGTCGTCGGGCTGGATTTCAACGCCGTCTATGCCCACGCCGCCGCGCGCGGCGCTGATCTCAGCCTGCTGGCCGATGTGCTGCCGGCGGTCGAGCCCTTCATCCTCTTCGCCTGGAGCCCGCCGCCGTCATGACCGTGCGCCAGATCTCCTATCGCCTGAAGGCGGACGGCAAGGCCGAGCTGCAGCGCGACGCCCAGGCTGTCGGCGACGCCCTCGAGGACGCCGGTCGGCGTGGCGACGCGGCTTTCGTGGCCGCCGGTCGCAGCATGCAGCACACCAGCGAGCTCAGCGACCGCCAGGTGGCCAAGTACAAGGCTCTGGCCCAGGCCGCTCGTGAGGCGGAGCGCGCCGAGCAGGCTCAGGCGAGGTTCAATTCGGCCCTAGGCGTGGGCGGCGGCACGGGGCTTCGTCCCTCCGACTTCCTAGGCGCTGACGAGGTCGGCGGCGGCGTCCTGACCCGAGGCCAGCGCGCCGGTCGTCTGAACCTGGTCCGCCAGGGCGCCGACGTCTTCACGACCGCCAGCATGGGCATGAGCCCGGGCATGATCGCGATCCAGCAGGGCCCGCAGATCCTGGACGCGCTGGCGCAGGCCGGTCTCAAGGCGACCCCCGCCATGATAGCGCTGGGCGCGGGCATTACGGCGGTCGGCGTGGCGGTGATCGCGGCGGCGGCCGCGCAGAACGCCTACGAGAAAAGCATGATCGGCCTGGACGTGGCCGCGCGGGGCCTGGGCGCCAGCGCGGGCATGACGGCCGATCAGATCAATGCCCAGGCCATGGCGGCGGCTGATGCGAGCGACATCTCGAACAGATCGGCGCGGTCGATGGCGGCGGACTATGCCGCGACCGGCCGGATCGGTCAGACCGTCTTGGGCGACCTGGTGGCGATCACTGGCAGCTATGCCGCGACCACCCGGCAGGACGCTGCGTCGGCGACCAAGGAACTCGCTTCGGCCTTCTCCGACCCGGCCAAGGGTGCCGCCGACCTGAACCAGAAGCTGAACTTCCTGAGCGTCGCCCAGGAACAGCACATCGAGAACCTGGCCAAGAGCGGCCGCGAGGCCGAAGCCCAGGCCGAGCTGGTCAGGGCGTTGCGCGGCGCGATGATCGACGCCAGCGATACGACGACGGGGTGGGCTCATGCCTTCCAGGGCCTTTCCACGGAGGCCGGCAACGCCTTCGATGCGGTCGGGCGCTATATCGACCGCCTGGTCACCGGTGGTTCGAAGGCCGAGCAGCTGACCCGGGCGCGCCAGGGCCTGGCCCAGGCGAACACGATGCTGGGCCTCGACCCGACGAACATCGTGGCCCAGAACAACAAGCGGCAGTTTCAGGCCGAAATCGACGCGCTCTACAAGGACTTCGTCGCCGAGACGAACAGGCTGCGCGACGCCGGCATCAACCAGCGTGACCGCGATCGGCAGGTGATCGCCGATCGCTATGTCGACCCCAAGGTCAAGTCTCTGCGCGACAAGCAGGCCGAGCGCGCCAACTACCTTTCCAAGGGCGGGAAGGAAGGCGACGACACGATCAAGAAGATCGACGCCGATATCCAGGCGCTGAAGGCTGGCTATAGCTCCGCCGCCGACATGGCCGCCAAGCTGAAGTCCGAGCACGAGAGGGCCATTCGCGAGGGCCAGAAGGCCACGCGCGAAAGAGAGGCCGAGGCGCGGAAGGCAGCCCGCGATACCGAGGAAGCGATCCGTCTGGAAGGCGCGCGGGCCGACCACGTGTTGGACAACCAGCGTCGCGTCGCGCAGGCCGCCAACGACGACAGCACGCTCGACCTCCTGGCGCGCCAAGGCCGCCTGCAGGAGGAAATCAACCGCTGGGTCCGCGAGGGCCTGAGCGTCGAGCAGGCCCGCGTCAACGCCCGGGCGCAGATTGCGGCCGAAATGCAGGCCGAGTCGGACGCGCTGCGAAAGTCGCTTTCGAACCCGGAAGGCTTCGTGTCGTCCCAGGATCGGATGGCCACGGCGCTGTCGGGCGCGACCATCAAGCCCTACAGCGCCCTGGACGACTACGCTGAGCAGCTGCGGATCTCGACCGGCCAAGCGTTCAACGACGGCCTGGTGTCGGGCATCATGAACGGCAACTTCTGGGACGCCTTCACGAGCCGGCTGAAGTACGCCGCCGCCACTGGCCTGGCCGACAGCCTGACCTCGAGCCTGTTTGGCAAGAGGGACGGCACCGGCAAGGCAGGGGCGTTGGTCAGCTTAGCTTCCAAGCTGATCCCCGGGTTCGCGGTAGGCACGAATTCCGCGCCCGGTGGCCTGTCTCTTGTCGGCGAATACGGCCCCGAGATCGTCGAGCTGCCGCAAGGAGCGAAGGTGAAAACATCGTCCGCGACCCAAGCCATGTTGCATGGCCTGGGGGCGCGGGCGGCGAACGTTGGAACGGGAGAAGTCGTGAACTTCCACTACAGCCCGACCTACCACCTCCAAGGAACGGCGGAGGAAATCAGGGCCCTTCGCGGAGAAATGGCCCAGGACCGCGCCAATTTCCGCGCCAACGCCATCCAGGCATATGCCGATGCCAAAGCGCGGCGGGTGATCCAATGACGACTTACCCCTTGGCCATGCCGGATACGGGCCCTGCGTCGCTTCGCTTCGATCCCAAGCGGGTCGACTACATTTCGCCCAAGGCCGGCGGGCGGCTGAACGCGGTCTCGGCTGGCGTTCCGCTTTGGTACGGGCGCTGGGAGTTGGGCGGTTCGATTGGCGCTCGCCGGTCGGAGATCTGGCAGGCTTTCGTCGACCAGCTGGACGGCCCACGCCGCTACTTCCTCGGCTGCGATCATTTTCGGCCCATGCCACTGGCTTATCTGGCCTCGGGAATGACCGGCCTGGTCCGGTCGGGCGGCGGCGCGTTCGATGGCTCGGCGACCAGCTGGTCGCAGACAATCGCAGCCGACGATCAGCCCTTGCTGGATCTCGCCGGGCTACCGCCAGGCTTCGTGGTCTCGATCGGAGACTATGTCGGCTTTCGCTGGCAGACCGGCGGCGAGGATCGGCGCCACCTGGTGCGCGCTCAGCAGGCCGCCGTCGCCAGCGCTGGCGGGGCGATCGTCGGCCTGGCCATCCGGCCGGCGGTGCATACCGTCGTCCCGGTGAACGCGGTCGCACACTTCGACAAGCCCGCCTGCCTGATGAAGCTGATCCCAGACGAGACCGATCTCGGCTCCAAGGATCGTCGAGGATCTCTTTCAGGCGTGGTGGCCGGCATTCAGGACCTGATCGAATGAAGATCTTCTCCGAGGCCGCGTTGGCGGCGCTGAACCAGGGCGCGGTCGTCGCCGGCGCGATGCTGATTGCCTGCGACCCTCCGGTGAAGGTCTGGAGCGGCTACGGCGCGGTGACGATCGGCGACGACGTCTTTCAAGGGATCGGCGATCGCGGGTTAGTCCAGGCCTCTGGCGGCGCGATCGGCGGCGCGGCCGAGCAGGTTACGGTGACGCTGAGCGGCGTTGAGCCCGCCCTTCTGGGCCTGGTCGACGCCGCGTCGCTGCGCAACGTGCCGGCGGTGCTGTGGCGGCTTGTCTTCGACGCCTTGGGGCACACCCTTCTGGACGCCAAGGTCTTCGCGCGCGGTCGTCTCGACCAGGTGATCACCAACGAGGTGGTCGGCGGGGACGCGACGATCAGCGCCATGATCGAGGGCGCGGCCAAGGGTCTGGGGCGATTCCGCGGCCGTTTGCGCAGCGACGCGGACCAGAAGCTGAACAACCCGGAGGACGATGGGTTCAAGGCCGTCAGCTATGCGGGCCAGAAGATCCTGTACTGGGGCGGTGCGATCCCCTCGACCGTCACCGGAGCGACCTACAGCAGCGCCGTCGCCGCCGGCGGCTATCTCGACAAGTTCACCGGCTGAGGCCTTTCGCATGGTTCGGAATTATGAGGCGCTGCACGCCTATGTGGCGTCGCACATGCGAACGCCGTTCGCATGGGGCCAGCATGACTGCGTGCTGTTCGCGGCGGGTGCGGTGCAGGCCCAGACTGGCGAGGATCCGCTGCGGGCCTATCGCGGCCGCTGGGCCTCCGAGCGCGGCGCTGCGCGCGTCCTGAAGCGCCTGGGCGGCATGGAGGCGGCCGTGAACACCGTCCTGCAGCCGATCACGCCAGCGATGGCACAGCGCGGGGACGTCGCCGGCTGGCTGGACGCCAGGGGGCGTCTGCAGCTGGCGATCGTCGAAGGTGAAACCCTGGTCGGCCCTGGGCCGTCCGGACAACTTCGCCTGCCCCGTAAGGCCATGACCCGCGCCTGGAGCGCCATGCGATGACCCGACTGACCCGCGCTCAGCGCCGGGCGATCCTGGCGCTGAGCGCGACTGTCGCGTTCTTGACGCCCGCCTGTGCGCATGCCGATCCGATCACCGCGACGATCGTCGCCGTGGTCAACGTCATTGGCGGTGCCACGATCGCCGCCGCCGTCGGCAACTTCCTGATTGCCTACGGCGCGATCATCTACTCCACGGCCGCCAGCTGGGCGCTGTCCAAGGTCAGCGGAGCCAAGGCGGCTTCGGCGAAGGACCGCCAGGCGTCGGTGGCGACGCTGTCGGTGGGCGAGGTTGCCCGCGAGGCCCTGGTCGGCGAGGCCGGTACGGGCGGTTCGCTGGTCGACGGTTACTACTACGGTGGCAAGAACGGCACTGACTGGAACGTTCTGGTTATCGCCGTGGCCGATCACCGTTGCCACGCCCTGACCGGCTACTATGTCCAGGACACCTACCGCACCCACACAGGCGACGGCGTCGTCCCGGGCTACAATGGCCAGCTGAAGGTCTGGTGGCGGCCGGGCGCGGCCGACGACGCTCCCCTGCCGCCCGAGATCTCGGGCCTGGGTCCGGCTGTCGCGGACGGCGCGCTGCGGGGCGTGGCTCGGGTGATCGTCGCCTATCAGGCTGATGCGCCCGACGCGAAGAACCCGATCTGGACCACGGGCCGTCCGTCGTTCGTCTGGGTAGTCAAGGGCCTGCTCTGTTACGACCCGCGCAAGGACGACACGGTCGAGGGCGGGTTCGGCGGTCATCGCTGGGACGATCCCAGCACGCGCGAATGGTCGGAGAACGCCGAGGTCATCCGCTACAACATTGCGCGCGGGATCTACTTCCTGGACCAGGTCGACCAGCCAGCCGCGCTGATGCTGGGTCGGGGCCTCACCGCCTACGAAGCGCCGCCCGAACGCGTGGCCCCGATCGCCAACGTCTGCGACGAGTTGGTTGAGGTGATCGACGCCGAAACCGGCGAGACCCGTCACGAACCGCGCTATCGCGTCGGTGGCGTGATCGGCGCGGACCAGACCTTCGACACGGTCGAGCAGTGGTTCGCAGACGCCATGGGCGGCCACATCGTCCAGCCCGAGGGCGGGGTGGCGGTCGAGCCTGGCTATGCCCGCAACCCAGTCGCGGACATCACCGATAACGACCTGGTCGTCGGCGAGGCCGTGCAGTGGTCCGACGAGGTTTCGGACGGCGATCGCATCAACAGCGTCGTCGTCAGCTACGTCGAGCCCGACCAGAAGTTCGCGATGACGACCGCCGGTGTCCTGCGGGACGAGGCTGACATTGTCGCCGACGGCGGGCCCAAGGAGCTGCAGCTGTCGCTCGTGCTGGTCCGCCACAGGAGCCAGGCGCTGCGGATTGGCGAGATCCGCCGGCGTTCAGCGCGTCTCGAGAAGCGCGGCGCGCTTGTGCTGGGGCCGGAATACGCGGGGCTCGAGGAGGGCGACTGGATCACCTACACCTCCGAGCGGCGAACCGGCGGCCAACCGATCACCATGCGGGTGGCCCGCTACGGCCTGGCCGCCAACTGGCGTAACAGCCTGGCGCTGGAGCAAACCGCGTTCAGCGTTTACGGCGCCGGCGGCCCGGCCGTGGTGGTTCCGACCGTGCCCGTCGAGATCCCGCCTGGCGCGCTGGCGCTGGACGGTGTCTCGGTGATCCCGATCCTGCTGCAGGGCGAGAATGACAGCTTGCTGCCCGCCGTGGCGGTCGGCTGGGAAACGCCCGTCGACTCGGCGATCACCACTATCCGCGTCGAGGTCCGCCTGCAGGGCCAGTTGGCGACCACGCCGACCAGCACGACCGAGGTCAACGCCGGCCAGCTGGTGGTGACCAACGGCGTGCCGCCGGCGGCGCATATCGAGGTCCGCTTAGTTCCGCTCGGCGCGCCGGGCCGGTCGATCGTGCCGAGTAACTGGATCTCCGTCACGACGGGCGGTCTGGTCGCGACCGACACCATCAACATTGGGGAGTTCACCAAGGAGCAGCTGCGGACTTGGACGCAGCTGACGGACCTTGCGAACGCCAATTCCCGCGACGCACTGATCCGCGTGGCCAATGCCATGGCCGTTGCGGAGGCGGCGGATCAGGACCTCCTCGGTCAGATCCGCCCCGCGAGCGGTCGGCCGATCGGCGCGACCCTCGACGACCAGGTTCGCATCGTCGAGGACAACACCCAGGCGATCGCCGAGCACTACGTGGAGATGACGGTTGGTTTCGCTAACGCGGCCGCCGCGCTTTCCCTTGAGATGCTCACCCGGGCGACCGCCGACGAGGCCCTGTCCGTTTTCCAGATCAACCTCGCTGCCGTCGTCGCGGACAACTACGCCACGGTAACCAGCCAACTGGCGACCCTGACCACGAACCAGAGCGCCACGGCCACGGCCCTGACGGCCCTGACGACGAACTTCAACAACAACGTCGCCTCGGTCAGCACTCAGCTGACGACCTTGTCAAACGCCCAGAGCGCCCAGGCGTCCAGCATTAGTTCGCTGTCCTCTACCGTGAGCGGCCATACGTCCTCGATCAGCTTCATCGCCACTACGCTGGCGACGCTGAATGGACAGGTCGGCGCAGCCGTCGGGGTCAATCTGACAGTCGACGGGCGTTCGATCGGCTGGAAGGGCATCAATAGCGGCGCGACGGGTGGCTGGGTCATGGACGGGGACTACTTCTTCTTCCGAACCTCGGGCGGCGACCGGCAGTTGGTCTCGATCCTAGGCGACCTGATCTATCTGGGCACCAATGTCCGGATCGGCGGCAACCTAGTGGTCGAGGGGACGATCGACGCTCCGCAGCTGGCCTCGCGCGCGGCGACGAGTGTCTCCCGCTCAAGCGCTTCCTGGGTCATGTCGGGGTCGGGCGGCTATCAGACGTTGCTGTCCCACTACGTCTACCTCTCCAAGGCCGGGACGATCGACGTTCACGCAGCCATTTCGCAGCACTTCCCGAGCGGCGACCGCAGCTGGGCCTTGGAGCTCTATATCGACGGTGGCCTTGAGTACCGAACCTACGGCGCCAATGCCCAGGACTCGGTGCCCCTGAGCGGCTCTCGCGACTGCGCGGCGGGCTATCGCTTGGTCGAGATTCTTTGGTCCGGCCACAGCAGCACAAACGTCGACTATCGAAGCATGACCTCCATGGCGAGCTGGTGACCCGATGACCGAAGCGACGATGATCAACGCCGTGATCTACGAACCCCTTCCAGGCGACCCGACGTCTGGAAGGGTGCTTTGGTCTACCCGGGCTCCCGCCGGCGCGATGGCCATGGAGCAGCGGCCATGGATCGCCACCGTCGAATACGACGGCGAGTACGACCGCAGCCACAAGGTCGAGGGCGGCCAACTCATCCAGACCCATCGCTGGATCCTGGACGCCGATGGCCGCCGGGTCGGCCTGGAGCCTCTCTAACCACAACGAAGGACGTCGAGATGTCTGACGAAACCACGGCCGCCGCGTCGGCCGGGGCGAGCCTTGCCGCGCTCGCAGCCCTGAAGAAGCAGCAGTTGCAGGCCAGCCTAGACCCGCTGCGAACCCTGGTCGCGCAGGCCGATACGCTGACAGCCAGCCAGCTGGCTACGGTCGCCCTGACGCTCTCGCAGCTGGTGGATGACCCCCAGGCCAAGAACACGATGGCGCAGGTCGGCATGCAGATCCTGCCGAACCTCGCGACCTCCCTGCGCGAGGCCTTCACGAAAATCGAGAAGCAACTGGAAGCCTAAGACATGGCCATCGGTATCCCGGAATTCGCTACGCAGCTCGCCGCCCTGCAGGCGCAATTCGCGGCCGGGGAAATCGACCAGGCGGAGTTGGCGGCGGGCCTGCAGGCCCTTTGGGAGGAGACGGAGAATATCGTCCTCCTCTTCCAGAACATGCAGGAAGTCATCGCCATCAAGGCGACGATCCTCACGGCGCTGCAGGCGGCCCTGAACCTGAAAGGCACGGTGGCAAGCGTCAGCGCGCTGCCGGCCGAGGCCGAGGATGGCGAAGCCTATCAGCTCGTGAACCCTGTCGATGCGCTCGACGGCCACCTGTTCCGACGAGTGGCGGGGGCCTGGACCGACGCGGGTCCGCTGCGTGGTCGTGTCGGTCTAAGTGCGTTCGAGATTGCGGTTGCTGTCGCGGAAGCGGCTGAAGAAGAACCGCCCCCGAACGAAGCGGCTTTTATCGCCGCGATCAAGCAACCGGCTTTGGACGCCGCCGCTGCAGCGGATGCGGTAAGGGAAGCCACGGACCAGGCGCGCCTCGATGCGCTGGACGCCAAAGAGGCGACGGAAGCCGTTATTGATGCGGCGAACCTCAAGATCGACGAAACCGAGGACGTCCGCGCTGCTACAGACCAAGCGCGTCTGGAAGCGCTCGAGGCTAAGGTCGAGGCGCTCGCGGCGGCCGCATCCGCGAACCTCGCTCGCGACGTCGCCCGCTTCAAGGCGATCTATCTCACCCGCGCCGCTCTCTATGCGGACCTTGACCATGATGCGAAGGTCCTGGGCATCGTCGCGGACGACAGCAATCCGACCTACAACGGGACCTATGTAAAGCAGGGCGCCAGCGGGACCGGTTCGTGGTCGAAGATCGACTCGGTCAATGGCCTGACCTTCCAGGAGCTGCCCCGCGACACCGGCTATCTGGCCGCGTTCTGTGATGCGGCCGGCCGTCCGGCTTGGCTTGTGCGCCTCGACGGCGCGTTCGAGGTCCGCAAGATCGTCATGCCGGCGGGCATCCTGGCGGGGGCTTCTCTGTCACCAGGCACCGTCGACGCGTCGAAGCTCGAGGCGACGATTCAGTCCAGCCTCACCCGTATCCCTGCCGAGTCTCCGGTCGAGGAAACGGGCTATGTCTATGCGATCACCGACGCGGCCAAGCGGCTGTTGTTCGGCATCGCGCGCGACGGCTCGACGTTCATTCCCAAGTTCTCGCCGCTTACCGCCCTGATCCCCAAAGACTTGTCGGTCACGAGCGCGAAGCTGGCGACGGACCTCGCCGCCCTGATCGCAAGCCCCATGCTGGCGTCAGAGACCGGCTACGTCTGGACGATCACGGACGCGGCCAATCGCCTGCTCGCGGGGATCAAGCGCGACGGGACCTTCTACGCCGCCAAGTTCGAACTGAAGGATGCCTCGATCACGGAGGCCAAGTTCTCGGCCGAGGTTCGCCAGCTGATGGCGACGAGCCTCTCGCCGGAGAGCGGTTATGTCTACGCCATCGTGGATGCGGCAAACCGTAGGCTGTTCGGGATCAGGACCGACGGCACTCTGGTCGGCAAGTTTGAGAACGCTCTGAACGACGGCGCCGTGACGACGCTGAAAATCGCCAGCGGCGCGGTCACCGAGGGAAAGCTGGACCCGCCGATGGCGCGCCTTGCGGTTCCACGGGTCGGGGACGTCATTGAGGTTCCACCCGACGCCTGGCGTTCCAAACTTGGAAGCGTTGCGGTGCGTACCGAGGCGATCGGCAGCCTATGGGCTCAGTTCCCGAGGTTCATGACCAAGGCGCTTCGTGGGCTGAACCCGGCATCGACCTCGATCGACTTCCGCAAGTCGGCTGGGCTGTCGTTCAGGGGCAAGCGACAAGGGAACGACTGGAGCCCCGTCGCGACGACAGCCGTGCCTTCGCTCGTCAACAAGGGCAACACGACCGATCCATCCGCGCTGTCCACGGCCGGCCGCGTGCTCGGCGACTACTATCGCTACTCGGTAACGAGCAGCACGACCACCTTTGACGGGCAAACGGTCGGCCTGGGCGACCTGATCGTCTACGACGGCTCGGATTTCCGCGTTCAGAAGGGGCCGACCCCGCCGAATGGCGGCGGCTACACCAGCCGAGAGCGTGGCGATTGGTGGGTCGTGACGGCTGACGGAACGTTCGACGGCGTGTCCTACGTAGCCGGCGACCGGATCGTCTGCATCGGTTTCGATAGCCAATCAGGCTTTGGCGTCATGCTTTGGTTCAAGGGCCAAGCCGCCGAAGGTGACCTGTTCTATCGCGGCGAACATGACGCGTCGGGCGGCGCCTATCCGGCCAGCCCAGCCCATGGCCACACTTGGCAGATCTCGGTCGCGGGCACGATTGGCGGTGAGGCGTTCGCGGCGAACGACTACTTGATCTACGACAGCGGTGTTTGGGGGCGCGTGCCTGGTAACCCGATCACGACGGTGGCCAGCGGCAAGATGATCCCTGGACTGTCTTGTGTGCAAAGCGCTTCGGAATGGGAGGTGCGGCGCACCGACAAGAACAACAATCGCGTCGGCGTCACTGCGGCCGGCCGCCATCAGCTTTCTCCTCGACGCAGCTCGGACGGCATAGTCTGCCGGTCCGACAGTATGTTCGGCGTCGCCGCGATCCAGACGAACCTCGGCAACCTTGTAACGCCGCGCCAGGTCGTGGCGATCGCAAGGGGCGGAGGCACCAGCGACAACGTCCTGGCGACTATGGAGCATGAGATCGCGAACCGGGGCGATCCGTATCGTGGCTGGTTCGAGTTCATCTGGCAGGGTCAGAACAACCAGCCGGGCGCCGTTGGCGATGCGAACTGGTGTCGCACGATCGAGGCCGCGCTGCGGATCGCCGAACTGATCGGCGTTCGGGATAGTCGGTTCGCCTTCCTGTCCATCCTGGGCAGCATGGCGATGACCTTTGACGGCACGCGGATCAACTGCACCCAGTGGGAACCGATGCACGCCGGCACCCACGTCCTAGCCAAGCTGGAGGACTGGTACGCCACCAACTTCCCGGGCCAGTTCGTGAACACCCGCAAGGTCCTGCTGGCGAAGGCTGCCGCGAGCGCGGTTCCCGATCCGCGTGTCCTGGGCGCCATGACCGAGGCGCAGACGGCCGCAGCCTATGGCTGGGTGCCGTATAGCTGGATGAACAAGAACACGGCCTACAGCTTCTCGCTGGTGGGGCTGAACTATATCGGCTGGTGGTCCGGCGCGGGGACTCTCCCCAGCGGCGGCGCTGATGGCGACGCCTATGTGCGCAGCGGCGGGGCCACCACGATCGGAACCGGCGGTGTCGGCAATCTCATCGTCCGGCAAGATGGAGTTTGGGGCGAGTACGCGCCCGACACCATCCACATCGGCGGAGGGGCCACCCAAGGCGGCCCGCAGCTCGCCGCCGCGCTTAACGATCACCTCATCACGACCAAACTATAGGAGCCTGATAATGGGCCAGCGCGTCAGCCTTAGTGACTATGTCACCGACACGAATATCCAGCCCCTCTACGATGATCCAGGCATTTCGGCAGGCACGCTGTTCCTGATGGACGGCGCGCACTCGAAAGGGGCCTTCACCGGGGTTCCGGCCAACGGCGGCAGCATCCCCAACATTGCTGCCTCGGCCGCCGCGGAGCTCACCGGGGCGGCCCCCGCGACCCTGAACGGGCTAGTCACCTTCGCCCGCGAGTCCACGAGCACCCTACTGGTCGAGCGCACAACCAAGCTCGGCCTGCACGGTCTGCCGTCGCAGAGCGCGCAGACAATCGCGAACAACGGCTGGTTCTTCACGCTGCCGAACGCCATTCGCGACTACATCTGGGGCCTCGTTCCCACCGGGGGCCTCTACGTGTCCCTCATGAGCTGCAAGACTCGCGAGTACACCGGTAGCCCGGCGGCACCGCAGTCCCACGCCCACATCCACAGCGCTACGGCGGCCACGACGAATTACCTGCTGCACTCGCTTGGCGGACAGGCGCCCGTACCAATATCGGGATCGCAGCTCATCGGTAAAACGCCGGCCTCGCCCCCGGCCGTTAATACCAGCATGCTATCGGCCATCGGCGTCAGCAACTGGACGGGAACTAAGCCCTCTTCCGGCGCGAACACGATCACGGGGTTTGGCGTGGGCATCTTCGGCTCGTGGTCGTCCCTGAACATCAACAAGGGCGACGGCATAGTCCTGTACCGGATAAAGGTTGAGGACCTCACGAACACCAGGCGGGCCAACAACGGTGCAGGCGGCACGCTTGCCGAAGAATATGCAGCCGCTCTGGCGCGCGACCAGGAGGACTTCAACACGTTCTTTGGTGTCGGCGGAAAGTTCAACGGCGACACTTGGACCAACCCGGCGACGTTCCCGTGAGGCGGCTCGATACGCGGCGAAGCGAACGCCTTCGTCCTGCCGTCGTGCTGCCGAGCATGTTTACTGGCGACGCGTCGTCGGCGGCGCAGCGCCAAGCTGCGCGACTGCTCGCTTTAGGCCTGGCGAAATCTCGAGTAGTGCTCCAATGGCCCGGAACAGCCCCGCCAGCAGATCGTGGGGAACCGGCGATCCGAGGTGAGCCGGTCCAGCGCTCTTGAGCGTCAGGTAGGCTTGATCATTCTCGGGGTCGTGGGTCAGGCCCAGGGTCTGGATTGGGAACGGCACGACGACTGGTCCGTCAGGGCGTTCCTCCGCCAACTGATCAGCCTTTGCCTTGATCGCTTGTAGCTCTCGAATGACGTGATCGAGAACGGACGGCTCACAGTCGAAGAGGATCGTAGGGCCGCCTTCCACCTTCAGCCCGAACCCTGCACGCTCGCCTTTGGGCCACATGAGCACCTGGTCAGGACCGGAGATAGGGTAAGGGCCCTCTTCGTCTCTCTCTTCGCTCAAGCTCGCCCTCCTCTTCGAAGGCGGCAGCTAAGCCTTAACCACGCGCGGGAGTCGAGCCCGCCAGTAACGCATCACCATACAAAGGGGGCGGCCATGGCCGACAATTCGGGGGACCCGCATCTGCTGGCCCTCCTCAGCAAACTCGCGCCGATGACGCCTGGGGTCGCTGGCGCTGTTTTGTCGCTGGCGTTCGGTGAAAAGCTCACGGTCAGAGGTAAGGCCTTCAGCGTTCTAGGCGGCTTCCTCTGCGCTCTGTGGATCGCGCCGGCGATCGTCGCGGGCGTCGGCGCGGTGTGGCCCTGGGGCAAGCCGCCGGCCGAGTTCGGCAGCGCCTTCGCGTTCCTGACCGGCTTGTTCGGCATGATAGTGCTGGCCGGCCTAGCCCAGGCGGCCGCCAAGTACGCGGGCGATCCGCTGAAGCTGATCAAGTTCGAGGTCGGCGGACTGCGCATCGGCGGCGGGGAGGCTTAAGGCCATGGCGCAGATCCTCTCGATGATCGCGGCGAGTGTCCTCGTGGGCATGGTCTGCCTCCTGCTGCTGGGCTGGGGCGGCCTGCTGTCCCGGCTGCAGCGCCTGGGCCTGGCCATGTTCGCCTCAGGTCTGGTCCTAGCCGCGATTCCGCGGTTCAACGGCCAGCCCCCAGGCCTTGGTGATTTCCTGATGTTGGCCGGCCTGGCGCTGTTCTTCGGCGCGACCTACGGCCCCAAGATCCTGCGTCACGTTGACGGCCTGGACGGCGTCATCGACGGCCGCGCGCGGGTTGGGCCGATCTCGATCAGCCCCGAAGCGATCCGCCAGGCGATGGCGCTCGATCGCCGCCGGCGGCTTCTGCCCTAGTTCTCTGCGAACGCCGTTCGCATCCCTCTCCATCGTCAAAAAGGATCCTCGTCATGGCCGATGCGCCTTGGCTCGCGGTCGCACGCGCCTTGATCGGCGTGCGCGAGACCCCTGGGCCTGCCAACACTCCCAAGATCATGGAAATGGCCGCCAAGGTCGGCGCGCGAAAGCTGGGCGTCGCCTACGCCAGCGACAGCACGCCCTGGTGCGGCCTGTTCGTCGCGCACTGCGTCAACGCCGTGGGGATCGAGCTGCCGCCGATCGCCGTCCGCGCCAAGGCCTGGACGACGTGGGGCCTGGCTGTCACGCCGTGCGTCGGCGCGGTCCTGGTCTTCGAGCGCGAAGGCGGCGGCCATGTCGGCTTCTATGTCGGCGAGGACGAGACCCACTTCCACGTCCTGGGCGGCAACCAGGGCGACAAGGTCTGCGTCACGCGGATCGATAAGGCCCGCAAGGTCGCCTGCCGTTGGCCAGGGGGCCGGCCGATTGACGCGCGGCCGCTTCGCGTGAGCGCCGCCGGCGTGCCGGTGACGACGGGGGAGGCCTAGCCGTGGCGCAGCTTTCCATCATTCTCCGCTCTATCGAAGGCGGCGGGCTGGCCTTCTGGTGTCCTGGTTGTCAGGCCTCGCATATGATCGCGGTTGGGCAGGGACCTGGCCCGCGATGGGGTTTCAACGGCGATCCCGGAAAGCCCACCTTCACGCCCTCGATCCTGGTCCGTCAGGGCCACTTCATCGAAGGTCACTCAGGCCAATGCTACTGCACCTGGCCTGACAAGGATGAGTTCCCGGACCTGAAGTGTGGCGTCTGCCACAGCTTCGTGACGGACGGCCGCATCCAGTTCCTGGCCGACAGCACCCACGACCTGGCCGGCCATACCGTCGACCTGCCGGCCTGGCCCGAGGGCGAGGTGGCGTCGTGATCGCGCCGATCGCCGCTCGCTTTGGGCCGTGGGTTCTGGCCGGCGTCCTTGGCCTCCTGACGCTTTACCAGCACGACCAGCTGGTGACCTGGCGGCTGAAGGACAAGGACCAGCAGGCCCGCGAGTACAACCTCCGCCGCGACATCGGCGAGCGCGATCGCAAGATCCTCGCGCGCGCCGGCGACGAGGCCGACGATCGGGGCGAGGCCGACCAAGCCTGCGCCACCGAGATCTCCAGCAGCTTTCAGAAGGGCGTGGCCGTTGGCCGCGCGATCAACCATGCGAAAGGCGCTCCTCCTCCCGCTCCTGGCCGCCAGCCTGGCCCTGGCGGCATGCTCGACTATCGGCAGGCCTGGGAAGCTTCCGCATTCAAGCCCGGCGCCGCCGGATCCGCCGCCAGCGGCGATCTGCGCGCCCCTCGAGGCTGAACCGCTTCCCCCCGCCGGCGTCGACCAGGATCTGCTCTATCAGGCGATCGTCGCCGCGCTGGGCGAGGTGAAGGCCGTTGCCTTCCTGCAGTGGCGCGAGACGGATTGGCCGGCCTGGGCGCGGCGCGGCTGGCGACGCCTCGAGCAGGGCCAGGCACGCTGCACGCCCCCGCCCGACGATCGAAAACGACCCTAGCCCGGTCTTGGCCGGGCCGATCCTCTACACCCGCGCTCGCTATGGCTTGAGCGCGCCAAACAAAGCCCGCCGCCGGCTCGCGCTGGCGGCGGGCTTTCACTTGTCCCGGGCCTAGCCTGCAGCCAGCCACGCCTCTGAGTATTCTGGCCCGCCGGATACCTGGTTAGCGATGCTGATCAGAAACGGCTCGAGGTGCTTTGCCAGCGCCGCCGGCGTGGGCACCAGCAGTTGCTCCTCGTTGGGCATGTAGCGCCAGAAGTGGCGCTTATGAGGGACGGCCATCATATCGATCATCCCGGCAAGCCCGGGATCATCCTCACCGCCCTGGCGAAGGTAGTCGCTGTAGAGCGCATTCAGGTCGTGATCGAATTTGAAGGTGGCGCCCCGGCCAGACAGAAAGGCCTTGAACCCGAGCTCCAAGACGAAGCCGCCAAGGAGATAGATCGCCGGCGAGTGGTGGCTGTGAACATCCGGCGACTCCGAAGCCAGATGCTTGATGCTCAAGAGGTACGACCAGGCGGTCTTCCAGCGACTTTGCGGCGTTTCGCTCAT